GGAGAAACTAGCTGGGATTCCGAGAGCCTTGTTTTTCCTTCTTGGCCCTATCGGCATGGTGGTTTTGGCTATCAGGGATTGGGAGAAGATCAAACCGATAGTGACCGCTGTCTGGGATTTCGTGGTTAATCTAGTGGCGAAAAGAATAGACAAAATAAGGGCGCTAATTGAATCAATCGTGCAGATAGCTAAAACGGTTTGGGAAAAAGTGAAAAGTATTTTTAGCAGTCCTATCCGTGCAGCTATCGGTGTTGGAAGAGCTGTAGGGGGAGCTGTTGGAGGAGGTCGTAGAGGTTTTTTTGGCGATTTCATCAGCAGGCCAGGTCAGGACCCTATCAACTTCAGTCCTGACGATACCGTTATCGGAGTGAAAAACCCTGGCGCTCTTGGAGGCGGTGGCGCCATGACTATTAACATAGATACTGTTCAGGGAGTGGATCCTGAAGGCATAGCTGAAGCCCTACGTGTGAGCTTGGGCGACTTGGTTGGGGTGTTCTAGGATGCCTACTTTTGTTAAATTGACGGTTGGCGGGACGGATTTTAGAGATATGGAGAGTCTTAACGTCACGAGGAGTATTGGTGAGAACAACGCGAGTAGCCGTGCGGATGCCATGTTCCCTAACCATGACGGTTTGCACAAGGACGATTTCTCGGTTGGTGATGAAGTAACCATCTTCGCTGATAAGGATGTGAACCCTCCTACTACGAAGATCATGACTGGTGTGATTACGGAGATCACTTTTACCGGTAAAGGTAGTAATAAGGAGCGGATGAAGTTGATGATTCGGGGTTTCAACGCCCTGCTTCAGAGGACGACGGTTGAGCCTTCCGTTTTTACTGATGATGAGATCTCCACCATAGTGACAAACTTGATGGCTAATTTCGGGCCTAATGGAGTGACGACCACGAACGTGAACGTTACTGGCACTATCCTTAGAAGAATAGTGTTTAAACAAGTGAACTTGTTTGACGCATTGAAAGAATTAGCAGAGCTCGCAGGAGATTTCTTTTTCTATGTGGATGTGGATAAAGATCTTCATTTCGAAAAAAAGAATCAGACAAGTAGTGGGTTGACTTTTGATGAGACTAATGTTCGGCGTAGCCGTTTCAGGGAAGATATCGATAAGGTCCGTAACAGGATCTTCGTTTATGGGGATAGGCAGCTCGTGGCGCACCCTACAGAGAACCTCCCTGCTAATGGAGGATCGGTATTCACTCTCGATGAAGCTCCTCATAACACGGCTGTGAGCGTTTCTGGGGTGCAGCAGCAGGGCGGTATTCTTGATTTGAACCTTGTTCCTCCTAGCGGTACGGATTACTTGGTTAGTTTTCATGATAAACAATTAGTGTTCGTGTCCGGCACGGACTTGGGCTATAGTAGTATCCCTGCGAGCGGCGGGAGCGTGGTGGTGGATTACTTCGCGAGCAGGCCTATCATCAAGTTCGCAAGAGATAATGCTAGTATCGCGGCGTATAATAAGCGTACGCAGGTCCTCATCAATGAGGATATTAAGGATCCTGACATGGCGGCGGATATCGCTAAAAACCAGGTGAGGCTTCTTAAAGATCCTAAGCTTCAGGGCGATATAGATATACAAGGAATCGTGGCGATCACTCCTGGTAACACGGTAGTTGTCAATCTCCCTTTTGAGAACATCGTGAATGAGACATTCCAAATCCTTGACGCGACATACAATTTTAATCCTAAGAACAACGAGGCGGATGACGTCTTGAAGGTGCGGGTCTCTGAGCGCATTGGCGATTTAACTGACATACTTAAAGACATCATCCTAAGAGAGAACCGTTTGGATGCTTCCAGGATCGACACCTCAGGTATCCTCTCCAGGCTCGAGTTCGCTAGTGGAAGTTTCGGCTTGCGTGTCAAGGAGTGGTTCGTTAGGACGAAGACGATCGGGAACAGTTTCGTTCTTGGACACGCGGTTAATGGTCAGCTTGGCAGTCCGCAGGTCGCGACGGGTGGCGGCCAGGTCGTGCTTGGTAGCGGGACGCAGGGCGCTTTTGTGATAGCGCGGAGTGGAACATAAGATGGTTACTAGTAATTTTGGTAGAAGTGGGTTGGCGTTGTTGATGACGCCTAGTGGGACTATCCCTACGTTCTTAGCTATCGGTAGCGGGAGCGGGACGGAACTGATCACGCTTGGTAGTTTGCTCGCCGAAGTCTTGGCTGCTAGGACGGTGTTCACGACGAGGGATATAGCTACGGCTAACGAGACTGGTTGGATCTTTGATAACAATTCGGTAACGATGAGCGGTGTCGACTTGAGAGAGTTCGGTATCGGGCAAGTCGTCACTAAGGGTACTAACGATTTGTGGGACCGTGAGGCTTTCGCTTTTGTGACTTTTGATGGGAGTAACGAGTTGCAAGTAGAGATACGTTTCGAGGTGTTCTAGGATGGATATCAAAGGCTGTGTGCAAGTTATGAGGATGTGTGATGCTTTACATAAAAGACTTATTAGTTTGAAGAATCTTGCCGCTAGCGATTCGAAAGAGCATTTCCCTCAAGCGAATGATAAAGAATTATCATTCCCTATGGAGTTGAGAATCCTCGGCTTTCCCAAGTTTAATTGTGAGAGCCGTGAAGAGTTGCAAGGTAGGATTAAGGAATTGGAAGATCTACTTTGTTTAGAATTAGAGGAGGCTGAATAAATATGGCAATTAAAATTACGAGTCTTGGCGGTACTGATTGGGCGGATGGAGATGTACTGTTCGCCGCCGACCTGATCCAAACTATTGAGGAAGCGTCCAATTTCCAGATAGATAGGATGACTGAGGACACGACTACGTATACCCAGTTAAATATAGGTTTCGTGAACAAGATCAGTTTGACGTTCACGCCTAGTAGTAGTAATAACATGTTGCTCGGTATGAAGGTCGTGATGGATCTACAAGGTAGTAATGGGAACACTATCGCTGCTCGTGTCAGTGTAACTGATGGTACTCGTACTTGGAGGACTAGTGGTGAGGCTACGGCTACCGAGATCATCGGTGTTGGCGATCCTGATTACCCGTTAGCTGTTTCTAGTAGTGGGTCTTTCACTACCCTTACGCATTCTTTTATCTTGGGTGATTGTTTTCACGATACGAGTGATGCTACTAATGATATTCGTGTTCCTGGTAAGAACGCCATGTCTGATACGGCGAGTTACACCCTCACGGTTGACCTTTCTGGGAATAGTAATACGGCTAGTATGGAGGATGTTACTATATCTTTTTTCTATGTTGAAGGAGGGAGAGTCACTACGAGTAGTGGTAAGTTTACATGATGGCTGGAGATAAAACATTCATCAAAGTCACTCATAAAATGGTATATGATGAAGTAAAAGAATCAAGAATTCATATGACGAAAGAACTGACTAAGTTGAGAGAGCAGATGATTAAGATGAATGGGAGTGTTGCTAATAATAAAGAAAATATTGAACAGCATAGTGATTCAGATGATCGCCGGTTTAATAGGTTGTGGGGGGTTATCATTAGTTTGAGCGGTGGGTTCTTTGGGGCTCTTCTTTATATTTATTCAAAATTTTGAATTGGAGGTATAATAAAAATGGTTTCGCATAAAAATAAGAATTGGTGGAAAAGCAAAACGTTATGGTTTAACGTGGTGACGACTCTGGCTTTGGGTTTGGAGTTGTTGACTGATGTGCCAGTGCTCAATCCTGAGGCTTTGGTTTTGGTTGGCGGTTTGGTTAACGTCGTTCTGCGTGTATGGTTTACAAATACCGGGCTCAAGTAAACCGAGCCCCTTTTTCTTTTTTTTTACTACTCAAAAGTTTTCAAGAAATTATTTATAGATGTAATTATATAATCCTTCTTTGATGCTATACAAACTACGACGACTAACCACAAAGAACCGAACCGGCGACTCGTATGGCATCACAATACCACAACACATCGTCTACAAACACGAACGCACATTCTTCCATATCGTCTCTTCAGGACCACACATCATTCTACAAAGCGGAGCCAGACCACAAAAATGAGAAAAAAGCTATGTTGGCTCAGCGATTCCCCTCTTACCTGCACGGGGTATGGTACCATCACGCGCAACGTCCTCAACGGCTTATCTAAAAATTATGATTGTATAGCGTACGCCCACAACTACGTCGGACAACCACTACCACCAGGACTCACCCTAGCGGACGGCACCAAACTCGACTTCTGGCTCTACGGGAACGGGCGGGAACAATACAACAAAGACGTCCTCCAAGCAAGAGTACAAAAACACAAACCCCACTACTTCGGCATACTCCTAGACACCTTCATGCTTTACCCCTGGCTTCTCGATCTCAACTTCTCACCAGCAAAAACGTTCTTCTACTTCCCCTCAGACGGAGGAGGAGGACTACCACAAGGCTGCGATCAAATCCTCAAATACGTCACGAGGGCGGTCGCTATGAGCAAGTTCGCCCAGAAGCAAGCCAAAGAAGTGCACGGCTTGGACACCCATTACATCCCTCACGCTATCGACACAGCCCTTTACCACCCAGTCGGGCCTGAAGAGAAAGAACTCATACGGCAAAACATGACTGTCAAAACCGTGGCCGGGACGAAAGTCACAGGAGCACTCGCAGGACGGTTCGTCGTCGGCACCGTAGCCAGGAATCAGGGCCGTAAGATGCTTGACCGTACCGTTAAGGCTTTCGCAGAGTTCTGTAAAGACAAACCGGAAGCCGTGCTTTACATGCATTGTGACCCGTTCGATGGCGCGGCCATCTTCGACATCAGATTCCTCATCTCCAGGCACAACCTGCAGAACAGGGTGTTCTTTAGCGATATACGATACTTCGAGGGCTTGGATTACAAGGACATGTGCAAGGTGTATAACGCGATGGATATCTTTCTCCTAACAACGAGCGGCGAGGGTTTTGGCATTCCTATAATAGAGGCCTTAGGGTGCCAAATCCCGGTCGTAGCTACCGAGTACACCACCACGAAAGAGTTATTGCTTGATGATGGTGTTTGCGGTCTACCCGTACCGGCCATCGCAGAGATCACGGGTTCATGGGTCGTTGAGAGGGCGATCATGAACATCAAAGCATGTGTGGCAGCTCTTAACAAGCTTTACAAGGAGCCCGAGACGAGAGAACACCTCGGCAAAACGGGCCGTAATAAAGTTCTTAGAAACTATAGCTGGGAGATAGTTGTGCCGATGTGGGAAAAGTTTTTGAGGGAATTATGAAATGAGTATAGCAGAAAGTAATAGTAAACGAAGGATCTGGCCTGAATGTGTTGTTAATTGCGAAACTTGTTATGAACTTATTAAAACAAAAGAAGGACCAAGAAAAAGAAGATTCTGCTCTATGATATGTAGAAATGTCCCTGGATGGAATAAAGGTATAAATCTAAAACATGGATTGTATTCTACAGATATTAAATCATTTAAAAAAGATGCATGTGAAAGATGTGATTCAGATAGATTCCTAGTTTTACATCACAAAGATAGAAATAGGAAAAATAATGATTTTTCTAATTTGGAAACATTATGTAAGAGCTGTCATAATATAGAACATTATGAGGAAATCAATGGAAAAAGATAACTTTATAGACGTGACTATCTGCACGCGGGACAGGCCCACCGAGCTCGCCCTGCTCCTGCAGAGTCTGCGCACACAGACTCACCAATTATTCGACGTGTTCATCTTAGATGATGGGAGCCGTCAACCAGTAGGCAGCCATAATTACATTCAACAACTCGTTATGCGTCTCAAACTTGAGGGTCACCGGGTGGATATCCTCAGAATGGAGAAGAGCATAGGGGTTGCGAGGGCTAGGCAATACGTCACCGATCACGTGGTGACGAACGGGAGGGGAGAGTGCGTTTTACGAGTAGATGACGATACCGTTCTCGAGGTTGATTACCTCAGATTACTTCTTCTGGCATTGAAGGAAGGGTATGACATCGTCTCTGGAACCACCCCTAATCTCGGTAACGCGGATGCTCCTCGCGAGACGCGTTTCGTCAAGCCCGTGATCAACCGTGTCGTGCTTGATGGCGATGGGCGTTTCGTCGTGAATGGTGATGATTGCGGCCACACCTACATCGAGAGCGAGGTAATCCCAACACACCATTTTAGAAGCGCAGCACTCATGACAAAAGGAGTATGTGAGAAAGTCAAGTACGAGACGTGGATGACCGGTCACGGTTTCCGTGAAGAACAATTCTTCTCATTCAGAGCCATCCTCGCAGGGTTCAAAATAGGAGTACACACCGGGGCTGAGGCGCTCCACTTCAGGACTCCTAGCGGTGGTGAGCGTAGCTACCCCGACGCGGGTGACCAAAGCAAGATGAACCAGATAGCGCTCAACAGGTGGGTGAAAGAGAAATACAAAGAAGTCGGTGACTTCATCCAGGATTACAATAAGAAGCTCGGCATAGGCGATGAAGGAAAACTTGATGGCTTGGAAAAAGAGACTAATTGCATATACAGCAAGGAGATGTAAATGGTAGAGATAAACTTAGTAGGAACGGACTTCTTCGGCCATAGCGGCTACGGGAGGCATAGCAGATCACTCTTCAACGCTCTATGGGAGAACAACAGCGACATCTATCTTGACATCCCGGTACAGCCCGGCTTCGAAGCTTTAGCTAACGACGCGGAGTTTGCCGCTATCACGAAAACACGTTACCCATATGGCGTCACCTTCATGATAGCGCAACCGCATTGGTGGCCAGCAGGCATGGTCGAACCACACAAGAAGTTCGTTGGGTGTTGCGTGTGGGAAGGCGACACGATACCTAAACATTTCCTTCCTCATCTCAATAAAGCTGACTTGGTCGTGGCTCCTAGTGAACACACCAAACGAGCTATTCATGCATTAGATAAAGATCTTAAGATAGTGGTCGTGCCTCACGGTGTCGACACAGCCCTGTTCAAAGTACAAGAAAAGAAAGAAGGACAGCCATTCACGTTCGTAGCCAACAAAGGCTGGGCCAAAGGCATCCACGACCGAGGAGGGATACAATACCTATTCAAGGCCTTCGCGGAAGAATTCGGGAAAGACGAAACAGTCCAGCTCCGAGTCAAGATCAACCCCGCTTACTGCCCCCCTGGATGGAACCTCCAAGTGGAAATGAACAAACTCAAACTTCCTGAAGACCGGCCAAAGATCCATATCTCCCTGGACAACGTGGACTATAAGAAGATGCCATCGTTCTACCGAGGTGACGTGTTCGTCTCCCCTACCAAAGCTGAGGCTTTCAACCTGCCTTGCTTGGAGGCTATGAGTTGCGGCCTGCCAGTCATCGCAACCGACTTCGGAGGCCAAACAGACTTCGTAAACGAAGAGAACGGTTGGCTCATCCCATACAAATTAGAAGAAGTCAAAAACGAACTAGCATACGAAGGGATCAAATGGGCCACGCCAAACAACGCCGAGCTACGTAAAGCTATGCGCCGAGCGTTCGAAAACAGAGAAGAAGTAGCCGCTAAAGCCCTCAAAGCTAGGGAGAAAGCAGAAGAATACACCTGGAGGAAAGCCGCCCAGAAACTCACCAAAGCACTAGAGGAAATAAATGAATAAGAAGATACTGATCCTAGGAGTCGATGGCTACATCGGCTGGAACCTCGCCATGCACCTAGGCGTCCGCAACGACGGCCTCATCATCGGAGTAGACGACGGGACCAGGCGCAGGCTCGTGGCGGAATGGGAAAGCGACAGCCTCACACCAATCCTCCCAATGGAAGCACGTATTTTCGCATATGAAAATACTTTCATGCGTAGCAACATCAAATACCTACACTTCGACTTATCCAAACCAAGAATCCTCAACCGCATCCTACAAGAACACAAACCAGACGTCATCATAAACCTCGCACAGATACCCTCAGCTCCTTACAGTATGGCTTCCGCCGACAACGCGGTATACACCACTCGTAACAACGTCATGATCAATCTCGAACTCCTATGGGCTATGAAAAAGCACTGCCCAGACGCCCACCTCATCAAGATGGGAACCATGGGGGAATACGGCACTCCAAACATAGATATACCTGAGGGTTTTTTCGAAGTAGAATTCAGAGGTAGAAAGGATGTGCTTCCATTTCCGCGTCAAGCGGGAAGTTTCTACCATTGGGCTAAAGTTTCGGAAAGCCAACACACAGCGTTCGCCTGCAAGATATGGAAACTTCGAGCGACGGACATGATGCAAGGTATCGTGTACGGGGTGACGACCGAGGAGAGCGAGAAGAACCCAAACCTCCTTAGCCGGTTCGATTACGATGAGGCGTTCGGCACTGTTCTGAATCGTTTCGTTGTCCAAGCCATGGTCAAACACCCTCTCACCGTTTACGGGGGAGGAACGCAGAAAAGAGGCCTCATCAACATAAGAGACGCCGTTAAGTGCTTCGAGCTCTACATCGAGAACCCACCCAAGAAGGGCGAGTACCAAGTGTTCAACCAGTTGTGCGAGCAGCAAAGGGACGTGAACCAGTTAGCCTTGGCGGTGAAGAAAGCAGCAACGAGAAGCGGGCTTCGCGGAATCCAAATAGATAGGGTAAAGAACCCCCGCATCGAAGCAGAAAAACATTACTACAACGTGGATGCGTCCAAGCTCAAGAAGCTAGGACTGAAGAAGCATGACTTCTTCGAAGAAGTGGAGAGGATGTTTAAAGACCTGGCGCCCTGGAAGCATCATATTAATGAAAAGGTTCTAAAACCTAAAACTAAATGGAAGTGATGATGAAATGAAATTCGTAGACAAAGTAGAAAAAGCAAAAGAACTCGTAAAGCAAGCACTCGCTGAAGACCCAAACGCGGCCGTAGCCATAAGCTGGGGGAAAGACAGCATGGTCCTCCTCGACATCGCCAGAAGAGTCAGGATGACTATCAAAGCGTTCGCCCTGATGAGCAACACCGAGTTCGAAGAAACAGAACAACTCAAGAAAGACATCATGCAGAAATGGAGTATAGATTACGAACAGTTCAATTACGACCAACCCAAAGACGGGCTTTGCTGCCAGGACGCCAAAGTCGAAGCGATGAAAGAAGCCGTGGTTAACAAGAAGACTATCATCACCGGAGTGAGGAAAGACGAGGGCGAGACCAGAAAAGGTTTCAAACACGTCGAGACCCACCAAGGCCTCAAGAAATACAACCCCATCTTGGACTTCACCGAACTCGACGTGTGGCGTTACCTCGCCGCATACAACGTCCCGGTCAACCCGCTCTACCAAGAAGGCTTCAGAAGCCTGGGCTGCAAGACGTGCAGCAACCCTGAGGAAGACGAAACGGAAGACGAAAGAAGCGGCAGATGGAAAGGCACAGACAACGCAGCAGGGGAATGTCGAATCCACACGACTACATTACGTTAAAAATGATTCCATTTTGTAAGCCTTCGATTTCTTTGGATGTGGCGGAGCAAGTCAAAAACTTACTCGAAACGGGTCCGTGGACCAACTCGGAGAACGTGGAGAAGTTCGAAGAGCGGTGCGCCAAGATTTCTAAAACCAGGTACGCGGTAGCCACCAACAGCTGCACGACCGGACTGCTCCTAGCGGCCAGGCACGTGTTCGCCGGGAAGAAAAACATCGGCGTCCCCGACTACACGTGGCCCAGCACCAAAGCAGCAGTCATCCACCAAGGCTTCGACCCGGTATGGCTAGATGTCGACCCAGAGACGTGGGTGGTGCACAACGAAGACCTACGAAGTAAGAGCGAAGCGAACATCGTGATGGACACGTTCGGTAACGTCTCCATGGCTACTAGAGGGGAATTCATCGTAGACGCCGCGCACAGTTTCGGCATCCCAGCCAACCCGTTCGCCAAAGCCTCCGTATATTCATTCGCCCTTGCTAAGACGTTCACCGCAGTAGAAGGAGGCGTCATCACCACCAACAACCCGGAACTCTACGACGTCCTCAAAAACGAAGTCAGGTGGGCTGGGCGCATGCAAGAAGCCAACGCCGTCATCGGCCTCGCAGCTATAAAGAACTACAAACGAGTCATCGCCAAAAAGAAGAAAATCAACGACTACTACCGAGCACGTCTCCCATTCACATTCCAAAAAGTAACCGCTACCAACTACCAAATCGTCAACGCCAAATGCGGCAACAAAAAACAAAGAAACTTCATCTTCAGAGAACTAAGAAAAAAGATGCAAACAAAGATCCGCTACACCCTAAACAGCAATGATTACCTCCCCGTGAGCGAAGACCTCTACAACACCTCGTTCTACCTACCGTGCTGGAGCGGCGTCCCCTACCGAGAAGTCACAGAAATAGCAATGGAGGCATACAACAAATGGGAAAAATCCTCATCGTAGGCGGAGAAGGCTACATCGGAAGAGCCCTACAGGAGCTCTACCACGCCTCGGACCACACGGTAACCGTGGTCGATATGAAACTCCCAACCAGGCCACTCCCTAAACACACCTACATCGTCGCGAGTCTCGAAACATACCAGGATTGGGATATAGAAAGCTTCGACGCGGTATACAACTTAGCCGCCATCACTAACACGGCCAGTCTGAACGTGATGTCAATAGATAGGATCAACAGGGAATTAGCCATAGAGATAGCGAAAAAGAGCAAGAAATACGTATTCGCAAGCACTTGTAACGTGTGGGCCGGGAACCGCAAAGGCCGTATCCACCACGAACAAGACATTCCTTTGACGGCTTCGGCTTATGGCGGGAGCAAGAGGGCGGTGGAGAAATGGTTAGAGGAAGAACACCACAACTACTTAATTTGCCGTTTCGGTATGAATTACGGTTATACTGAGAACATGCGTTACGCCCCTGTCGGGAACACGTTCATGTTCAACGCCTTGTTCGGCAAGCCTATAAAGATCTTCGGGGATGGTCGTAACACTCGTCCCATGATCCACGTACGCGACACGGCCCGAGCACTCTACTACCTTACTCATAGCGATGAGCAAGGCGTATTCCACGTGGCGCACGAAAACACAACCCTTAACAAGCTGGCTATGAGGATCCAGGAGTGGGTTCCCGAAGTCAAGATACACCACCTGCAGAGCAACAAGGTGCAGCCGAGCTACGCGGTCAACAACGAGAAGCTCATGAACGCCGGATTCAAATTCGAATACGGCCTAGGGCTGGCGTTTGGCGAGTTCAAAGAGAGGTTCAAAAATGTCAAAACAGTTTAAGTTCCACGACGTCAAAGTCCTCAAGAAGGTAACCACGCTTGGCGCTGGAGACATGGGAGACGGCTCAAAGGTCTACACCGAGATGCTCATAGGCGAAGACACCCACATCTCCATCAACTTCACAGCGGTAGGGAAAGGAAGAATAATCATAGGGTCGGGCGTGACGATCGCTCCGAACGTCACCATCTACACATCCATGCCGCGGCTTAGCAAGAAAGGACATAACAAATACGTCACGGGACACGAACCCGTTAGTGCGGATGTCGTCATCGAAGACGGAGTATTCATCGGGACAGGTTGCGTTATTGGTTGCGGTGTGACGATCAAGAAAGGAACCGTGCTCACGCCGCTTACTAATGTCAAACCGTTCACGACTTACGAAAGAACATACCAAAAATGGAAATAAGAAGATGAGCTTGGACCAACAACTAATACAGCATTTCAATACAATGGCCAGGATAAGGATGAGCGAAGCAGAAATACTAAAAGAATGCAATGGTAAAATAAAGCCAGAAATGTTAGTGGACTACTTCGAATTAAGAACCCAAGCCAGAGTATACCTGGAGGTGGTAGCATATGTCAAAGAAAACACCAACTCTTAGCGTTGCCTACATCGTTCGTGACGAGAAAGAATACATCCGCGAAAGCCTCCTCTCAATCAAAGACGTGGCCGACGAGATAGTCATAGTCATGGACCCACGTAGTAAGGACGGCACAGAAGAAATCATCAAAGAAACACTCGCAGACCATCCAAAAACCAATATCGAAACCAGGACCTGGACTACCGGCACAGAGCAGAAAAGCTACGCTTTCGAACTCGCCACCCAAGAATTCGTACTGTTTCTAGATGGCGATGAAGTGATGTCAGATAACGCAGCCCAATTAAAGAAAACACTACAGACATATAACTTTGATGCATATAATATACGTAGTCACCATTTGATTAACCACCTAGCGGAGGAAGACGCCATGGTGAAAAAGCATTGGCACGCCGGCCGCCTCGTACGCAACGACAAAGACCTGTTCTGTTTCGAGGGAGTTAACCACGCCATACTGAAGAACAAGAAAGAGTTCAAACTCGCAGAGATAGAAGACGTCCGGATCTTCCACTTCGGCTACGTCAAGCACCTGCACAAGATAGCGGAGAAGTACGAAAGAGATATGAAGATACAACAGCTCCACACCCCGAGCTTCCTCAAGAAGTGGAAGGACGCTCACGTCATGGGAGGATACCCAACACAGCAAATAAACCCGGCAGACCTACCAGGCGTCATCTTGAAAAAGTTCCACTTGGAGAACCTTAGGAGTCGGCAATATTTCCACACCCGAATGGCTCTTGAGGCCAAACACTACCAGGACGTCATAGCTATGAAGAAGTTGTTCAACCCGAAGAATGCTCTGTTTTTGGGCTGCGGTGCCGGCCAACGTGTATACGCGGCCAGCCAGATAGGTATCCGCGCAAAGGGAATTGATAAGGACGATTGGATAGTTAAACGTAATCCATATAAAACAAATATCCATGTGGGGGATATCCTGGAACTCGATGAAGACCCACAAGACCTAGTAATTTGCTATGACTTGCTTGAGCACCTACGTTACGAGGACTTGGACAAAGCATTGATCAATATCAAAAACATATCAATACAGTTCCTATTCTCGATCCCGTTCGTTGGTGACCCTAACCTTTATAAAGACCCCACACATCTCATATGTGAAGAAGAAGAATGGTGGAAAAACAAACTAAAACAACACGGATTCAGAATAAAACCAACACCAGAATGGTTTCCTTACCACAAACAAATCATAATTGCAGATATTGCAAAAAAGGATTCACAGCATACAAATCAGCAAAAAGAAAATATTGCAGTAAAAAATGCGCAGCAATAAACAACAACAATATAGTTCACGCTAAAAAGCCAAAGACAGGTATATGGAAAAAGTGCCTTACTTGCAAAAAAGAAATATACATTCAAAAATGGCAAGCAAGAAGAAGAAAATTCTGTTCTAATAAATGTAAAGCAAACCACCCTGATAATATCAGAAGATCAATCGAAACTATAATAAGAGTTGATACAAAAGGGAAAAACAATCCAAGATATATTGATGGGAGATGGGTTTATAGAAAAGCGATATTTGCCATAAGAGAAAACAAATGCGAAATCTGCGAAGAAAATCAAAAAAATAAATTAATAGTTCATCATATAAATGGCGATAGATCAATCAATAATGAAAAGAATCTAATAATTATTTGTTATTCTTGCCATAACATCATACATAAACTGGCCATGAAAAAAGAAAAAGAACAATTAAAGATTTTAGAATTAATCGGTTCCCTTTCCACCCTCAAGTAATCGTAGCACAGGCCTAAAATAAGTAATATCAACAACGTGGTACAGCTGCCTACGCTCATCAACGCACCTAGCCTCCACACGCATACGCAGCCCCGTGAAGACGTGCACATCCCTCTTCTTGATATAACCAGTATCCTCCAAACCACTACTCTCAAGCCGCGCCCTGCGGTAACTCAAACCTTCTACCAAACACTTCTCAAGCGGCGGAATCATTTATTGGCCCCTTATTAGTTTCAGACTTTTTTCTCTCTTCCATAATCTTCTTTGTGTCTTCTATAATCCTCTCAATAAGTGACAATTTAACTTTCATGGCCTGCGTGGCAACGCCTTGATCCGCTTATTCACGCCTTCCTGGTTATCGCTCACTTGCTTCCAGAAATCCGGACCCACAAGGTTCCCATTATACTGCAGAGGCCCCGAGTCGTGCCAGTTATCATGCGTCCCGAAACTCCTAATCAAAGCCGTGTAGAGGAACGGAGTCGTAAACTTACCATCTCCCTCGTCCGCCACTACGTGCACATCGAAATCTATCTGATCAATATAACCCAGAACGCCATTCATGTGCGGACCATCAATCCTGTCATCCTTATGAAAAAACACCCGCCTCGTATCCTTAGTAGGGAGAGAACCGTAATACATAGAAGCGCCACGCGCAGTGTACGCAAGATTGGTCCCCTGCTGCGCGAGGGTCTGATAAACGAAATTGCTACTCCCGAACGCGTTAAAATGCTCAATGGAAGCCTCCCTGATCCAACGCTCTTCCTGCCTGGTGAACTTCTGATGTTCCACATACGTATCCATACCTACTAGTGGGCCTAGTGATCGCCACTTACGATCCTGGCTACTATCACCGCAACCCAAAGCCAACCCCGCCAAACCAGCAACGCCAACCTTCAACAAAGTTCTTCTATTCATCTCATCCATCATAAACCCCTCCTGTATTGTAACCATACTATGTTCCGTTTCAACGCATCGAACACGTCATCCTCCAACCTGCGACCCGCGGCGTACGACACAACGATAGTGCCCACATCCCCCTTGAAAGTGAGGCCGTAGATCTCCGTGTTATCCCACTCGTAAACCCGCACACCGTAACGATCCATATGGCTATGCACTATACCCAAACGTTGTAACGCACCTTTAGTTATCTTAGTGCCCTTTTCTAATATAATAATATCGTCAGCTAAGTCATCCAGGTCCCAATCACCAGGGATGAGTAGTTCCACCTTCCACCCCGTAAAAGTTTTTCATCACGAGAGCTACCTTGTAATGATCAACACCGAAACTCTCAAAAACGTAGATCTCATCACGCACACCCTCCTCCAAAACCGCCCTGTAAATCAGACCGCCCATACTCAAACCCTCAATAGGCCCCACCTTTTCAACGATCTGGTCAAGACTCAACACATCACCCAAACAAACCCTGCCATTTTCTTCGATCACCTGTCGCTCATCTCCTCATCGAACTTCTCCATGTACTTGTGAGCCTCCTCGAAATCCCTCTTAAGAGCCCACTCCGAAGTCTGAGAAAGATAATAAGCAGAAAAACAATCAGCAAAGAACTCACCACTATCGCGAGCGGCGTGCTCACGCATTATCTGCATCCTCAAAAAAGTCTTACGCCTCGAAACCTCCCAAAGCCCCACGAAATCCGCATCCTCACTAGGGTAATCCAAAGCATGATCGATCAAGTGACCATACTCATGCAAAGGGGTCGAAGGACTACCACCATTATGCGTCAAATGAATAAAAGCCATCCGCTCATCCCTAAGGTAAAGCCCCGAAACCTTATCGTACAAGCCGGCCGTCAGGTGATACTGCCCCTTAAGATGAGCCGCCTCGGGCTGATCAGTCACCTCGCCGCTGAAAACCACCACTCTGCTACGACGGTTACCCACAGCCACCACGTAACTAGGAACCTGCGCCAAGTCGGACATCACGGCATCCAAACTAATACTCTCTCCTTCAAACCTCGCGTCAACGAGTATTCTTCCTTCTGCTATAGCCATCTCCTGATTCTCCCACTCGATTTTAGGGCGGACTGTGCAATGCGTGTTGAAAGCGGCACCCACCACCAGTGTAAGACCTAAGGCTGCCCGCCTTACTTTTCGCATCGGTTATACATACCACTCATACCATCATTGAAACTGACCTCTGTCTGTTCTGGTGAAAGGTATCTGCATTCGAAATCGTACTGCCTGCTCAGCCAACAGTATGACCCGCCGTCGTCCGTCGGTCTGGCGTAGTCGAACGAGGTTTCTGGTAGCGCGGTCTCGCACCTGCCGGCGAGCGTCTGCGCCATTATGTCTACATTAGAAGGTCTAGCCTCCTCTTCTTTTTGTACTACTGGTAATTCTTTCATAGTCTATTTACTCCTCTTTCTATTTATCTAATTCCATCTCATTATTCTTCTTTCCATTTGTCTATTCTGTACTGTACTACTCTTGCCAGGATTCTGCCCGCTGTTTCGTATTGCGCCGCGAACTTCCCCTGTTCGTAATCCAGACGCGCGGTTTGTTCTGGCGTGGCGGTCTCTATACCGGCGCGCATCTCTCTGAACTGGGAGTAGTTCTCCCAGGCTTCTTCCCGCACTTCTGCGACCACTCCTATGAGGTTTAGAGCGTCGTCTGGCGGTTCGGGTTGTGGTTTCCAGAATTTGTCTATTATGTATCTTAGCATAGTTCGTCTTCACCTGTTTCGTATTCTTTTTCGATGTATTGGGGGTTTTCTCGCTCGGGGTCGCCCCCTCCTCTGTTGTTCATTTTCTCCTCTATTTCCCGGACGAGGTTGAGAAGGTCGCTTGCGGCTTTCATTTGGCCTTTTGCCGCGAGTAGTTCGCCCCAGGCATCCACCATTGTATCGTATTGTTTTTGGGTTCGTTCCCCGTCTGGGATGTCGTCATAGTCTAAGACTACTCTGTTGTGTAATTGTGCTTTGTCATGGCACGCTACTGCGTAGTCCATCATCTCTTTTTTGACCGCGTCTATGTAGTGCATTCTTATCTGTAGAAGTCCTCCGAAACTAATCCTACTTGTTTTCCGCGGTATACGATTACGTGTTTTGGCATTTTTCTTCCACTATTTCTCTGATAGTTTTTTCTTGGTGTGCTGCTTTTATTTTGAGTTTTTTCCATAGTTCATCACTTATCGCTATTGTTTTTACCATGTTTAGGAGGTAAGTGAAGAAACTATATAAATGTTATCATAATGCAATAATGCAACATTATAGAAAGATATAAATAGTACCCATACATTACTATAAGATAGGTCTATCACCTACAGGAGAGACAAAAAGGGGGGGCGAAATCTCTTTTTTCACTTCTAAAAAATTTTTAACCTCTTTTTTTTAGCTAACCCCCCCTTCTCTCCCAACCAAAGCGACAAGACCCACGGAGGCACACACCAAATGAAAGTAAAAACCATAACTGAAAACACACGAGATGAGTTCGACGCAGCAATAAATTCTTTCGGCGCAGACCACAACGTCAAATTCACTCAAACCCACCACACACCACTACCCACCCCCGCAGGCTACGTCATGATGTACAGCGCCACACTATTCTACTGCGAATAAAAATGAAAGAAAAATTAGGTTTTGCAGCATGTACAATATGTGGAAATACAGGAACATTCACATCAAATAAAGAAGTATCAACACAATTGTCAGAGTGTAAGGATGGTTGTTCTTGGAGAATAATACTCTATAATGATATGCTAACTTTAAAAGAAGCACAAGAGAAGTGCGTATAATAAGAACTGTACGAACTTTAAGACTAAACTGGAGAGGATAAAAATGAAAAAATTACCACATGAAATTTTGGGATGGGAAGCAATATATGATGGAAGTTGGAAGAATTCAAAATTTTACCAACCTCCCTGGCATTGGAAAAGAAAACTTTTTTGTTTTTTAGGAATACATCCACCAACATATCATATCTTTGATATTAGAGAATTGTTTCTAAGGGAAAAAGATTTTTGTGGAGATTTCGATCTTCCATCTTATAAAAAATGTTTTAGAAGATTATTAAAGTAAAAGTGCGCACAATGAATGTTGCACGTACCTTAAGCTCAAGGAGGGAAGAATGAAATGTAGTTGGTGTGAGAAAATAATTAGAAAAAATGAGTCTAAAAGAACAATAGTTCGTAATCTTCGTTATGACCATTTAAAATGTAGTAAAGAGAGAATAGGATACGTAAGTGCGTACAACTAATATTGTAGGTAGTTTGAGGTGAAAGAATGGAACCAAAGAATTGTTTAATATGTAACATATTTACTATATTAGAAGATAATGATAAATGTAAAGAATGCCAATATGATTAAGATGGAACTGAACAAAATATACAATATAGACTGCCTGAAATTTATGAAAAGCTTGCCAGATAACTATTTTGATCTTGTACTAACAGATCCCCCATATGGAATCAATATTGGAAAAATGTTAAATCTTAAAAAAGGTTCACAAAAAAAAGGAAAATGGTATACTAAGGATTATAGTAATCATAATTTAGATTGGGATCAAAAGGTATTACACAAGAAATATTTTGATGAGATAATAAGAATTAGTAAAAACCAGATCGTATTTGGCGGAGAACATTTATGTATCAATTTACCTCGTTCAAGATGTTGGATAGTATGGGATAAAAGGGTGGAAGATAAATACACTAATGATTTTGCTGATTGCGAACTTGCTTGGACTTCTTTTGATAAACCAACAAAGATATTTAGATATATGTGGAATGGTTTTCTTCAAGGGTTTCCAGGGCAAGTGGGTAATACAAAACATAAGGAAAAAAGAGTACACCCAACACAAAAACCAGTTGCTCTTGGTCGTTGGTTGCTCAAAAAGTTTGCTAAGAAAGATGATAAAGTGTTTGATCCTTTTGCTGGTTCAGGTAGTTTCCTAGTAGCTTGTAAGCAATTAGGTTATAATTTTGTTGGTTGTGAAATAAATAAGGATTATGTTGAGATAGCTAGAAAGAGATTAAAACAAGAAACATTATTGGAGTGCGTTTAACCAACATTTAACGTAATTTAAACATAAAATGAGAAGACTCGGAAAAGACGGAACATGCGTAAAATGGTGGCAAGAATTCGTACGACCCACAGTATTAAAGATCAAAGGAGACAAATGCGAAACCTGCGATTCTACCAACAAGGTAGACGTCCACCACACAAGCTATGATGATGTAACGATCCACACACTTAAAGTACTCTGTAGAAAGTGCCACAAAGCACAACACAAAAAACCTTAGAGGTGGAAAAACAAATGGCATACAACTGGGCACCAAAAACGCCAAAACCAGAAACCCCAAACAACCTATACACAGCCAGAGTAATAGTAATACAATACCTAGAAACACAAAAACGCCAAATAACAGAACTCCAAAAAGAATACGGCACACTACACCAAACCTACAAAGAAGGCTGCGGACGCATGACCCAAATCCAAGAAGAACTCGCCATAACGCACGCAGCCATCGGCGCGGCACGAGACATAGGAGTCCTCCTCACCAAAAGGCAAGACGAACTAGAACGATGAAACATGAGTGCAAGATCGAAATTGTTGAAGAAAACGAAGAAAGTATAGTTATGCGCATCTGCGAATGTAAATGGGAAAATGGAAAAAACTGAACACGGCATCATCTGCTGCACGAAAAACAACTGGCAAGGGAGAGCAGTCCAAGCCATGGAGAGAAGAGCCAATAAAGGCATCAAGTCTTGGGTAGGGGTGTGGGAAGGCGACTGGGCAAGCTAAAACTCTTTCTCCTGATTAATTGACCATATGGAAAATTATTGTGCACAATATATAACCTTAAATACTACTACTACTTACACTACTACTATGAAAGAAATACAATGCACCAAATGCCAATACCAATGGCAAACACGAAGCCAACACAAATACGTCACCTGCCCCAACTGCCTAAAAAAAACACCCACACCACAATGATACCCTCAACTAGGACATACAACGCCCTACTAGAAAGCCTTAGACAAACACTAGAAATAGACCCGGAAACCTTCCAACAACAAACCCAGCAATGGCCCATAGACGAAGACTGGCTCAGATACCAAATCAAAACAAAACACCCACAACAAGCACAACAAATCATCAAAGAAGCCCAAAAAATAGCCACACAAAAAGACACCACAGACACACTCAAAAAACAAAACAACCCCACAAACATACAAATAATCCAAAACCTCAACCAAAAAATGAGCACCGCCGAAAAATGGCAAATAGAAGAAGAAATCAGAGACACATACTACGGAGACAAAGAACTCAAACAAAAACCGAACTTCGCCACAGCCATCAACACACTCGCAAAACACCTCATACAAATCCACCAAATCATAACCCTAGAAGAAACAAACGAAATCTACTACTACACAAAAGGAGCCTACAAAAAACTAGGAGAAGCCTACATAAAAAAAGAAGCAAGCAAAATACTAGCCACAACCAACATCAGACTCAGCAGAGAAATCATCAACGCAGTCAAATGCAGAAGCTACAAAAACGCCGAAAGAAACAAACCCGCACCCGAACTAGTCTGCCTCAAAAACGGAATCCTCAACGTAGTAACCAAAGAATTCACAACCCACAACCAACAACACCTCTTCTTCAACCAACTACCATTCGAATACGACCCAGAAGCAGACTGCCCAAAAATCAAAAAATTCGTCAAAGAAATAGTCACACCAGAAGACCTACCCATAATCCAAGAATACACAGGATACACACTCCTAAGAAACTACAAATACCACAAAGCCCTCATGCTTTATGGCGGCGGAGCGAATGGCAAAAGTGTATTCCTTAACCTGATCAAAACACTAGTAGGAATAGACAACGTCTGCAGCATAAGCCTCCAAGACCTCGAAACCAACAGGTTCGCGACAAGCGAACTACACGAAAAGATGGTCAACATCTACCCAGACCTCTCACCAAAAGTGTTAGAAGACAGCGCCCGCTTTAAAATGGTGACAGGAGGGGATTTAGTCCAAGCCGAAAGAAAAAACCAACACCCTTTCAAGTTCACCAACTATGCGAAGATGATGTTCTCAGCTAATAATCTTCCTAAGGTCAAAGATGTGAGCCCGGGGCTGTTCAGAAGATGGATTATAGTTCCATTCCCTAACAATTTTGAAGGAAAAGAAAACTTCAATCTTTTAGATGAACTTCAAGAAGAAATGCCAGGATTCCTCAATTGGGCAATAGAAGGCCTAAATCAGCTCCTCAAACAAAACAAGTTTAGTAGCAGTAAAAGCACGCAGGAAGTGAAGAGGACTTATCTGAGGATGAGCGATCCGATCATGGCTTTCGCGGAAGACCATTGTGGTTTTAATCCTTTGGTGATTACTGCTAAAGAAGATGTATATGATGCGTATCTTGATTACTGTAGGAGTAATGATTTGCCTGCCGTGCAGGATAATAGTTTTGGCAGGGGATTGAAAAGAGTGATGGATGTGAGGATTAAGGAGGGTAGGGTGACAAAGGATGGAATGCGTAAAAACGCATGGAGAGGGTTAGTCTTAAATACTAGTGACAGGGATGTCTTAGTTTTTTCCCCTTCTCTCTCTAGGGAAGAAAAAGAAGGAAATAGTATAAAGGATAGGAAAAAAACCCATGCCAACCAAGGTACCTCTATTTTCACTGGAGAAATCATAATCCAACTACTCCAAGCAACCAACACAGAAACAGACATCACCCACCTAGAACAAGCCCTCTCCATTCCAGACGAAGAACTAGACCAAGAACTATACCACCTAGAAAGAAGTGGCGACATCATCACCCCAAAACCAGGCTACGTGAGGATCAACACATGAAACGAATAAAGTTCACCTGGCACGTCCCAAAATTCCTGGATCTCAACCTCAGAAAAAGAGGCCCGTACAAACCCGGAGACGAGGACACATTCATCGACCGAATAGCAGATCTAATAGTAAAAAAAGAAAGAGGAAAATACATAAAGAAATGAAGAAAGAAGGATACATGTGGGGAGGAACACGAACCCCAGGATCATACTACTGCAACCAATGCGGCAGAGCCCATCATAAGCTTAGCCGTATTGGAGTAGAACATTGGAGGAACCGAAAATGGAAAAAATAGATTGGAACAAAATATTTGCTGGTAGTCCGTATGTGAAACTAACGAACGACACAGCAAAAGAATTAGTACTGAAGGATTGGGTACCGCAAACGAAGTTTAAAGAAGAAGGGTCTGATTCTGTGAAGCAAGGAGTGGAATTTACCGTTGTTCAAGAGGATGGATTAGTTATGGAAAATCCGAAGACTTGGACTGTGACTTCTATAAAAGCGCTTTCTAAGCTAAGACCTATTGTGGAGAAAGCCGAGAAAGAAGGCAAGGAGACGATCCATGTCCAAGTGCTTAGGACCGGTAGTGGTAAAGACACTGTCTACAGTATTAAGGAGTTATAAACTCTTTATATTTTTTTCTTTTTTTTTTATATAACCCATTATAAAATCGGAGGCGATTATAAATGTTCAAAACGGAAATAGTCAAAAAAGCGGAAGAAGCAGACCAAGTACTCACCACACTAGGCATAACAGACAAAGGAGTGCGCGCAGCCATAGCCATGGAGTTACTAGGCCAGAAGTATGATCTGATGGAGAAACACAGTAAAGCGACGTTTCTTAAACAACACAACCCCGTACTCCAAGACCTGAGACAACTACTCATAGAAGAGGGCGTACTCACCCAAGGAGCACAAAAATGAAAGAATTCAAACCAAAAATACCGAGCCGGCTCAGCCTCTCACCCATACCAAAAAACGAAGAAGGCAAATACATCAAACACCGCGTCAAATGCCTCGCCTGCTTAAAGTTCTTCACAGCGCAGAGATTGTACGCGAAGTATTGCCCCAAACACCGATAAACATAAAAACCCCACAAACAACCCTATATAAACATGACGGAAACAACCCACAGAGAACTAACCCAAGAAGAAAAACACTTCACACACAAAAACATCAAACACCTACAAACAGAAAAACAACTAGCCAAACTAGACCTCGACTACACAAACCTCCTCATACAAGGCGGACTACACGCAAACCTAGCCAAACAAATACGAGAAAACGAACAAAAACGCAAACGACTAGAAACAGAAATAAGAACGATACAACTACAAATAAACACCGCCGAACAACAAATACGACACGGCGTACCACAAAAGGAGGACTAAAACAAAATGGAAGCAAGCGTACTCAAAAAAATAGACCCAAAACACGAAGACACCAAAGACCTCCTCTACGGACACCACACACCAAGAGAACTACACCGCAGAAAAATATCAAAGATCCAAAGCGAATACACCAAAAAACACAAACCATACTGTTTCACCTGCGCCAAATCAGACTTCGAAGAACAACAAAAAAACGTAAACCACCGCAAACCACACAAACTAGGACCAGACCACCTACCAATCAAAGACTTCGACACAGACAAATACGGACACCCAACATACTTCCATCTTGAAGACACACAAGAAATAAGAGAAACAAAAATACTCGACGGCATCAAAGTACCAGTCGTACTCAGCGAATACAAACACTACCGATGCAAACCGAGACAGCACCGCATCTCCGTCCAAGTCAGACTCAACCCCATACAGCGAGGACTAAGTAAAAAGAAATGATGTGGCACAAAAAGATCTTATCCCAATCAGCAGCACTGCACGAGCTAAGGAACTAGGAAGTAAAGGCGGCAGAGTTAAGTCTTTAAAGAAGAAATACGCTGCAAAATTGCGCGAAATGAAGAAACGGGGCCTAAAATCGGCTGATATTGATTGGTTTGTGAAGCGGCTTGAAGATCCAGAGGCTAACATTCTTGAATTACAGAAATGGATTGATGAGGTCAAGGAGAGCGTTCATCCTTCTCAACGTGTCGCTTTGATCAATACTTCTATCAACTTGCATAAGGCGCATCATGGGGAGAAGAAGCACATAACTGGTGAGATGGTTCACCATGTCCTGAACTGGGGAGATATATTGAAAGATGCCGAAGTACAGTCTGAAGAAACTAGTGAAAGGGATATTCGGGATTGAGCTTTACAAGTTCCAAGAAAAGTTCCTTTATGATTGCCTGAACCACCCTAGAGTGTTGGGTGCTTGGTGTAGGCAGACTGGTAAGAGCATGACTCTTTCTATCTATGCATGCCTTGAAGCCATGCGGTTAAAGAACGGAAGAATAGTGATCGTTTCCCATACAGACAGACAAGCAGGAGAGCTTTTCAAAAAGATATCGGACTTCATCATAAACTCTCCATTAGCTTCTGAAGTAGTTAATAGAACGATGAGAGAAGTCGTCCTGAAGAACGGTACTCGTATCAGCGCATACCCCACAGGAGACAGGGGTGACAACATCCGTGGCCTCACAGCAAATGTGTTAATAGAAGAAGAAGCAGCTTATATCAAAGACGAAATACATAACAGAGTTCTAGCACCAATGGTCGCAGCTACACAAGGAAGAATCATTAAGATATCTACACCATATGGTATGAATCATTTCCATAGAAGTTATAGAAATACCAAACTGTGGGTTGTGCATCATAATACGTGGAGGGAGGGTGTTAAAGTAGGTTTGTTTACTCAAGAGTTTATCGATGAGCAACGTGAGGAAAGTGTCGATATGGAGTTCCGTACCGAGTATGAGGCGGAGTTTATTGCTGATGAGGACGCGTATTTCGAGCACGCCATGCTTAAGAGAGCGGTTACTAACAAGGATTTCTTTAGCGAGATACAGGATGGGTACAGGTTTAGGTTGGATCATCCTAAGAGCAAGCTCGTTTTGGGTGTCGATTTCGCTGCTATGGGTGCTGATGAGACAGCCCTGGTAATCCTGGAGAAGCCGCCGTTCGGGTCGACAGATTTGAATGTCGTGTTTGCTAAGACTTTGAAGAAGATGAATCAGACGAAGACTATCGAGATCGTTCGTTGGCTTAACGCCAAGATGAAGTTTAGTAAGATCTATTGTGATTATACGGGTATCGGTGTGGGGGTGGTGGACATGTTGCGCTCGCTATTACCTGCGGTGGTTGAGGGTGTGACGTTCACGATCAATAGCAAGATGGATATGTTTAGCAATCTTAAGTTGTTGCTTGAGAAGGGGCAACTTAAACTTCCCGATAACAAGAAGCTCCTCTACCAGATGATGGACCTGCGCTACGAACGAATCGCAGGCAGTAAGAAGATGAAGATCCACCACTCGGCAAGAGGGCATGATGACTTGCCTGACGCACTTGGCTTAGCTGCCTTGTTCTTCAAACCGACTCGGCGTGGTGTGTTTTACGTTGGTTGATTATATAATTTGTCGATGGATATAAATACAGGTATTCATTACTTCAATAATCTTAGCAGTAGGCGATATCCAGACTAATTTACTGGCTTTATTTTCATGGCATTTACAGACTGGTTCAGACAACCAAGTAAAGAGGTAGTCAAACCGGTATTCCACGTATTCTCAGACCCAAAAAACTCCATTAAGGAACAGCTCAGATTAAAGGGGGAAGTAGTACAGAACGAGCTACGCTTCCCAGAAGAGCTCGGCGAAGTACACCCGTTCAACTTCAAAACCACGGAAGGGATATACCTAAACTTCGGTCTCGTCACAGGGGCTGTTGATAAGATCGTCGATTTCGTTTGGGGTCCTGGGTTCTTTACCGTTTCTAAGGATGCGAGGGCTAAGGAGCTTATCGATAACTGGATGGAGGATGTGGAGTTCTCGAGTGTTGGTCGTAAGTGGTTGCGTGAGGCGTTGATTAAGGGAACTGGTTTCCTCGAATTAGGTGGTAAGCAGGAAGAAGTACCTCAAGGCATCAAGGTGCTCAACGCCACGAACATGTTCATCAAACAGAACAACAAGGGACTGATCGAGGGGTTTAACCAGTTCGTTGGAGATACCAACACGTTCGTCCAAAGCAAAGTCATCCAGTTCAAACCATTCGAAGTAGCACACCTACCACTCAAGTTGGTTGGGGATAGCCCTTACGGTTGGGGTATGCTCTTCCCAGCACTCAAAATCATCGATAACATCTTACAGACCGAGAAAGACATGCACTCCATCGTGAAGCGCAAGGCTAACGCCCCTATCATCGTGACGGTTGGCGATCTGGACAAGGATATCATGCCTACCGCTCAGGACGTCGAGGCAATAGGTAACAAATTACAATTCATGAATGCGAAGACTGAGTGGGTGTTCTCCGCGGATACCAAAGTCGAAGCGTTAAACTTTGGTAAGCTTGCCGAGAACAGTTTCGAGTTCATCTTGAACCACGACCTTGAGATGTTGTTTTTCACATTCCAGATACCGGAAGTCCTCATGGGCAGATCGGTCAACCTGGCTACCGCGCCTGTGCAGATGGACGCGTTCGAGAGAATGATCAAAAGCATCCAGGTAGAAGTAGAGAAAGTTATCGAGAACAAGATCTTTGGCAGGGTGTTGCAGGCTAATGGCCTAGATGCGGATGTCGAGTTCGAATGGGGTCAGCCCTCATTGGAAGCTACTAATGAACGCCTAGCAAAGTTGACCGAACTACTCAAGAGCCCATTCCTTAGTGAGGGGCTACGCTCACAGCTCGAATTACAAGTAGCCGAACTCTTAGATATAGATCAAGAAGATGTAGAAAGCGCACAGCAGGAGAGGGAGAGAGAAGAAGAACAACCACAACCCATCGTCCCAGGACAGAACGGGGAATTCGTGGTTGGCAAGGTGATATCCCTATGACTATCATGAAATGCGGCACTTGCGGTAAGATCGGGCAAGCCCACCAGAAGTCCGCCTTTGCCCGGTACCAGTGCGGCCTGTGCGGTGTCGTTAACGAGGTCGTAGACATAACCGTCACGGAATGGCTCGGTTTCAACTACCAGGAATTCCTTAGAGACATCGACAAGGCTATCGATAAAGACAAGTTCTCCCAGTTAGCTGCTCAGACCGCTCAAGAAGCGCAGCTCGGTAAGCTCACCGCAAACCAAATAGACACGTTGAAGAACACGCTCAAAGAAGCGTTCAACAAAGGCGAGAGTATCCGCGACATCGCCGCCCGTCTACGTGACGAAGTAGGGCTCGGTGACCTGTTCAAGTTTAAAGATGATAAGAAAGTAGTGAAGATGAAAGAAGAGCCAAGAAGCGTCATGGTCGCCCGTAGCGAGATCACCAGGATCGCCGCTAGGGGTGCCGAGATCAATTACCGTAAGGGTGGTGTGACTGAGTATAGCTGGGTCTCCACCGTGAGTAGCAGAACTGACGATATCTGCCTCGATCTTAATGGTCAAGTGTTCGAGGTCGGCAGAGGCGTGGTTCCTCCCGCTCATCCTAATTGTAGATGTACTATTGCTCCGGTCGTGCCGGAGTTGGAGGCCCTATAAATGTTTCGTAAGAGTATTCATGAGAAGCCGGCTTGCGCTAATCCGAAGTGCGATGACGCTGGGTGGGTTATGGTCACTGGCCTGTTTTATTGCGGTAAGTGCGTGATGAAGCTGCACAGCGCCGCGCAGAAGACCGTGTTGGAGGCGATGCAACGTGCCCATTAAGATCTGTCCATTATGCCAAGACCGAGTAGTTTATAGTCTTCACAACAACGACATCCTACACAGGTGCGTTTCGGGCGATACTACTTTGGACCAGGAAGATGTGCTGTTCATCGGCGCATTCACGGACTTCGACGGTAGCGGGACGAAGAGCAAGGGGGAGGTCATGTTTATGGGCACGCAGAACGAGCTTGACGGTACCCGGGCAGGGATTGAGGGTGCCGATTTCGATGGCGTGACGGACAGAGGGAAAAAGAAACCATTATATAGGCAGAGATCAAGAATAAAATTTATGGAGTTCAGGTGAGGAAAAGATGAGTATAAAAACTGTAAGAGTGGAGATGGATACCGGGCCTGGCGCCGCATCCACGTTAACGAGCAAGATCACAGGTAAATTACTGGCGATACGGGTAATATCCGATGTGGAGTTGGAACTAACGATCGCTCTTGGTAGGGAGGGCTCTAGCGTTATCTGTCAGAAGAGGGTGAAGCCGCTTAACCAGTATTGGGCTTTGCGGGCTCAGGCTGTGGATTGGAAAGGTGAGCGGATCAATTACAGTTTTGTTGAGTACGTTATAGATCATCAGTTACTTATTCAGATTAAGGGTGCTGCGAGGAAGGCGGTGGCTATAGAGCTCGTTTTCGAGACGTTCAGTGAGCATCTTGGTAAGAGGGGTGATGTCTGATGGGAGAGAACATTAGAGGATACGAGACGAGCGAAATCGTTAGGCGTGACGCGGGTAGTCCTGCGAGCTTTTACAGTTTTGCTAACCGGATGGAGGCTGTCCTTATCGACAACCTTGGGAGTCCTGGTATATATGCGAATTTCGCTGGCGCTGCTGGTTCGGCGGTGAGCGGGAATAGCTTTTTTGTTCCGAATAACAGCTTTCGGGCTTTCGATCTACGGATAGGTAGCGTTTCTATTTATGCTCCTGGTGGCTCGCCTAACGTGCAGGTCATCGGAGTGAGGGATTAGGATGACGAGGATCGATGGGCAGAACCCTGGAGGGATGGGAGCAGGGAATGCTTTTATGGTATCGGATGATGGTACGTTCATAATCGCCACGTTTGGTGGTGTTATCCAGTTCAAGATTAGAAAGAGTAATGGCGATTTCCTTATCGCAGGAGGGTTCCAAAGTGATCAAACATTATAAGACCTGGTTAGTTGTGGGGTTAATCATTCTACTTTTGGCAGTGTATACCTCGGCGCTTAGCACGTCGAACCTCGGCAACGTAGTAGTTACTGGGCAATTGAACCAAACCAATACATCTCTAATAAATTTTATCTCAGGTAACACCAATTTCACTAGAAACGTCAGTGTTGGGGACACAGTTTTTCTTTCTGATGGCACTCTGGCAAATCCTTCATTGGCTTTCGATAGTCAAAAAAACACTGGTTGGTTCTTCACAGGATCACGTATAGATCTCGTCGCGGTCGGCGCTACACAAGTATCTTATGGTGTTAGTGGAGAGTCCGCTCTTTTCGCAGGCCGGATCCGCCCTACCACTATTCGTTTAGGCTCTGTAGGGAGCCCTACTAATGTACAGTATAAAGGACAGGCCGGAGTAGGGGACGCTAACGGTATTTACATAACCGCGGGTGGCGATTTGGGGATCGTCGTTAATGGGACTGGGGATGGTGTCCAGGCCGGTGCGGAGATTATTCGTTTCCGTAACCAGTCAAGCAACGCCAACCTAAAGGTGGATATCTCGAAGAGCCATCTCGTTTTCGGCACCGATTTCTTATCTGAAGATGTCGGTTTGAAGAGGAGCGGTGTTGGGAACATCAACGTGACCGATGGGTTTACTGGGAATGGTAACCTCACTGTTGATTGCGTCATTTTCAAGAGCGGTGGGGAGATCTGTAGTGGGAGCTAAGGCGGATGAGGTATGAGAAAGAGATAGCCTTAGGATTGTTGACTCTTTTCATAGTTAGCGGTTCGATTTTTTATGTTCAGTTCGCGGATGAGGCTCGTATGCGTCTAGACGTGGATGGTTCTACTTTTTACGTGCCGCATAGCGATTATCATTGGTTGTGGGTTGTTAGCGGGAGAGAGGAGAGTAGGCTTTTTGATGGTTCGCGTATCATTAACCGGGATAAGCGGAACGTAGCGATCCAGTGGTACGGGTTGGAAGACGGTGGCGAGATACGCGCTGTTATGAAGACGCCCTACCAAAGAGGCCCGGTTGTTTATGATGAGTGGGTATTCAACCCTTACAATACAGATATCGAGTTGTTCCCTATCTCTCATAAGAAGACGGTGGTGAACGGAACAGGATACTTCTTGCGTTACACAGTAGACGACCTTGTGGAGACGGGGCCTAAGCGCAAACTAACAGGAGAAACAGAACTAAACTTCGGTCGTAACATGAAAGTAGAACTAAACCCGGGCTACAGGTGGGCGTGGGTTGGTTGGCCTTACGGCGGCGACAGCCTCAGCGCCCAGTACAAATTAAGTTCCGATCTTGAAGTATTTCAATTCAGACTATTCGACCCACCACCTACCATGACAGGAGTGGATCTTAACTCGACTCTTGGCACGAACGCGACTTCCGAGAACTTGACCGCTTTCCCTCTCGGTGTTGCCGATGCTGATGGCGACCCAATAAACAACATTACCGATTTCAGAGTTGGCGGGTTTAGCATTGCCGTTCTGAATATGCCTTTCGAAAACAACACAATAAACTCGTCCAATTCCACAAAAGACTACTCATCATTTAGCACTAATGGCTCCGTCGTGAACGCTACATTCTTACCTGTTGGCGGTTTTGACGGGTTTGGCGCTTACAATTTTAGCGTTGCCGGAGACCATATAGCTGTGGGTAGCGCTACTGGAAGTCTTAACATCAGTCAACATGGGACATTGGCCGCATGGTTCTTTATCGATTCAGCGATTTCGGACAGACGGATCGTGACTCATGGTGATCAGAACATTTTCATGATCTTTTTTAATGGTGCGAATCTCGGTACGAGATTGTTTGATGGTGCGAATAGAGATCTTAATAGCGGTTTTACTTCCAGCGATTTGTTGAATACGTGGACTCATATCGCCGCAACGTTTAACGGTACGAATATGAGTATCTACGTTAATGGTGTGCTTAACGGAACTATCGCTGCTGGCACGCTTAAGTATGTTGCTGGGAATACGGATACGTTTATTGGTAGTACGGGCGGGGGTACTTCCCAGTTTTTTGATGGTCGTATAGATGATGTCAGGATGTACAATAGGTCTCTTAGTTCTGCACAAGTCCTTGCTCTTTTCCAGAACAAGACCAGTTTTGTTTCCGAGCAGGAGACCGTTACTGGTGAGGTGTGGGATGCTTGCGTGACGCCTACCGCTATAGACGGGGATGGGACACAGATCTGTAGTAATAATTTGACTATTGTTGGTTGTGATTGTCCTGGTTTGGATACTAATTGGGTGGTGTCCATGACGGATCTTTGTTTTATCAATACCCCTTGCGATATCGGTGTGGGGAACTTGAGCTTTGTGGGTACTGGGAATTTCACTATCAACACCACCGTGAACGTTTCCAATATAGAGAACGTCCCTTCCGCGAGCACTATCTGGATGAACGCCATTGCTAGATTCTTCATAGGCTGATTATATAATTTTCCGTCGGTTATAAATACATGGACCACTTCCCTACAAGGTATAGTTACATCTAGAATGAAAAAAAACGGGAGGGAACCAATGACCAAAAACTGGCAAACATTCGAATTCTGCGTACCGATCCAAGAAACACTCGCTAAAGAAAAAGACTTCTTCATCAGAGGAGTCGCCATCAACGAGACCATCACGAGAAACGGCGTGAGCTACGTGGGCGAGGAACTAGAAAAAGCAACAGCGTCTTTACGTGGCAAACCGATCCTCAAAGACCACAACAATAGCGTGGACAGCATCGTGGGAAGAACCACCGACAACGTCATGTTCAACACCGAGAAAAAAAGAATAGACTTCGAAGCAAAAATCATAGACCCCCTAGTCCAGCAAAAAATCAAAGCAGGACTCATCACCAACGTCTCCATAGGAGCAGGAGTCAGAGAATTCGAAGAAAACGAAGAAGAAGGCGGAGCACCAATAGCTCGCGGCATAGAATTCTTCGAGTTAAGCCTCGTAGCGGTCCCAGGAGACCCGAACGCAGGCATATTAAGCGCATTGGCGGAAAGCTTCAATCTTAGTAAAGAAGCTAACCCAGTAAAACAAAAAGTAGTTGAGGAGGAAAACAAAATGGCTGAACCAACAATGGAAGATCTCAAAGCAACCAAAGAGAAGCTTGAGAAAGAAGTCGCCGCTCTCGAAATCGCAAAACTCGAACTCAAAAAAGAGGAGTTAAGCAATAACGAGGCAGCAAATAATAATGTAGTTAAAGAAGAAGCAGAACCAGAAGCTAAAGCTGAACCAGCAAAAGAAGAACCAGCAGCTGAGGTCAAAGATGAAACAAAAGGAGAAGTAGCACCAGAACCGGCAAAAGAAGAACCAGCAGGTGAAGAAAACTACGCAGTAACCGTCTCGGAATACGGCGGATACGCTCTTACCGATAACGCTATCTATAAGAAAAGCGTTAAGATGCGGAGGTAAATAAAAAAATGGTACTAAACCCAGCAGGATTACAAATAACACACGATTGGGGAGCTCCACGGATCTTTAGCGGCAGAGCTAAAGAAGTTATCAGTGGAGGCGAATTCGTTTTCGCAAGCGGAGCAAACAACGTCGTTAGTAGCGGTGTGAACAGTTTCGACCCAACAACAGATCTTTTATTCGCAACAGATGCAAGCGGGACACAATTCGTAGGCGTGGCTTTGGCTAACGCAGGAAGTAACGAGACCGTCAGCATCGCAGTAGATGGGGTTTTCCTCGTCACAGCAAACAACACAGTGACCGCGTCACTACCATTAGTAGTTGATGGTAACAACAGCGTTGCTAACTTCAGCGAAGGAACAAACCACCCAGTAGGACGTGCTTACACGAGCGCAGCCAGTGGAGGGTTTTGCATGTTCCACGTAGGGAGATCTTAGAGAGGAGGTAGGATAATATGACACAAGCATTAAAAAATGTACAAGAGCTTTTACAAACAAGCATAGGCGTCGAAGGCCAGTTACTGATCCCTCGAAAGATCATGGACACCCTCGTGCCTGAAGTAGACAAAGTATTGATTCCTCGTAGCGAGGCCGCTATGTTTTTCGGTCCTGGTATGATTCCAGGAAGCAGTATCGATGTCGATCTGGAAACTCCTCGAACCATGACCGTTCGGGAAGTTGGTGAGGGAGCAGAAATCCCCTTGGACCAGACAGAATACACAAGTTTCAACCTTAAACCTAAGAAGTACGGTGTTGCTATCCGTATCACTAGGGAGCTTATGGAAGATGCTAAATGGCCTCTTCTTGAGCGGAACGTGCGCGTCGCGGGTAAGCGTATCGCGGAGAACGAGAACAGTCTCGTGATTAGTGATGCTTTAGACAACGCAAACACGACTGTTGCTGGTGGGGCTGCTATAACCATCCCTAACCTGACGACCGCTATGCAGAACCTTGAGGATGAGGATTACACACCTACTACTTTGTTGGTGGGTAATGAGGTCCTTAACGACTTGCGTAACATCGACACATTCGTCGAGGCAAACAAGGTTGGGAACACAGAGATGCTTACCAGAGGATTCCTCGGTACCATCTACGGTATGAACGTCTTGCGCGTCTCTACAAACGCCGGCATGACCACGACCACAGCTTACGTTACTGATAAGATGTGGGCTTACGTCATCGCTGAGAAGAGACCAATGACCGTTGAGGGTTTCAACTTGCCTACTAACGACATGCAAGGAACCGTCATAACGCAAAGACTTGCTATCAGACAGCTTCGAGCTGAAGCTATTAGCAAGATCACAACGAGCTAGGTGAAACAAGATGAGAGGATTAAGAGAAGGATTAGGATTTGAAGAAGTTGTAGCTATTAGCGGTGTTAACCTGCCTGCTCAGAGTCAGTTCCTCACAGGTAGTTTGATCGTTGCGGGTACTGTTAGTACTAGTAGTGCGCTTAGCGCTACTTCCTTTTCGGGAACGAACGTGTTCGCTAGCACAACGGTACAAGCTAACACTGTCCGTGCAGACACAACTTTTAGCGGTGCAACTACCGCTTTGGGTAACGCTGTCGTGACAGGTAGTGCTGATATACCGACCGTTTACGACAACACGGGATCGCCTTACTTAAAAGGTAACGTGTATACCGCTTTCACTACAGAAACAGTAGTAAGTGGCGGAGCATGGGTTAACGTGAGCGGAGCAGCAGGAGGCGCAAGCGTCCTCGCAAGCACAGCTATCGCGAGCACTGTACCTTTAGGGATCGCTGTAGCGACTGTTGGAAGTAACACAACAGTAGACATCCTCACAAGAGGGGTTGCTTACGTGAGAGCGGAAGCCACACTCAAAAACGGCGAAGCTTTCCAAGCAGGCGTAGGAGCAGCAGATAACACTATAGCAATAGTTGCTAGTGGAACTGCAGGCGGTATCGCGCCCGCAAGAGGAACAGTCCTTGCTGGTGCTGCTAGTGGAGGATTTGCATTGGTTTATCTTTGGTAAACTTTTTTTTATTTTTTTATTTTTTTGTGCTCGCCCACGTGGCAACACCCTAAAGGAGGGAGGATAAGGACATAACATGCCTGAGATTCAAGGATACACAGGAAGTGCGAAGACTAGTCAGCTCTTCGAGGCAACTGTTTCTAATTCTGGAACTAAGACTTTTCTTGATGTGAATGTCGGTTTGTCTGAGGGGGGTGTCACTGTTGATCCTGTCGTCATCGCTAGTGGTGGTAACTTCATTGGCCATATCGGTAGCGTTTTGAGCGTTGGCGGGATTGCGGGTAGCGTAGCTATAACGACAGATCCTTTGAACGTTGTTGGAAGCGTTGCGGTAACTAACGAAGTAGTGATCGGTTCAGGTAACAATTTCATTGGAAACCTTGGCAGCGTGTTGAACGTCGGCAGTGTTGGCACTATAGGTAGCGGGGGTAACCCTATAGGCGAAGTGGAGATCATTAATGGGGCGACAAAAGTAGATGTTGATTCTAGAGCCACCACGGCTAATGGATTGAACACGCTTAACCTTGCAGAGTTCAGATCAGGAAACACGATCTTGACAAACACCCAACTCATCCCTTTACAAGTCAACAATGAAGGTCATTTACTCACCTTTCAAGAAGGAGCTCCTGCTGATGACCGTATCAACAATTTCACCAGGCAAGATGTGAATAGTCATCCAACGACGTTGACAAGTCATACAGTTTCTACTGGCAGCATTTTTGATATTACCACTTGGCATCTCGGGACAGAAGGCGCCATCACCTTAGTCGAACTACAGATAGATGGCACCGCCGTTGATGCTATCAGGTTTGATAATTCATCAACTACTAATCGTTTAACGGTTAATTATGGTAACAGCGCCATCCAGGCGAGCGGGACCCAGGTCGTCAGGCTTCAGACCATCGAGGGCGATACGGGAAAAGAGTTCATTGCTGGGTTCATCGGTAATGAGAGGAGTTCATAAGATTGGCTAGAGAAGATAAAGTGATGGACGCGTTGGCGATAAGGGATACTTCGGCTCATAATAGTTCTGTTGCTGACATGAGAGATATAATTGGTAAAACCATCTTTGTGGAGAATGGTTTGGATAAGAGTGTGAAGTTGCAGTTCCAGGTCGCGAGGGATAGCGATTTCACGAACGTTATCGATGTTTCGGATGAACAGACGGTGGCTGCATCGACTAACACTATAATTCTTGTTGAGGATTATTACCCTTTCATAAGGATTGAGGTGACCGCTACGGATACCCCTACGAGTGGCGATATAACTATTTATATTCATAAAAACACGAGAAGCTAAAAATGGTAAGTAAAGATATTTCGGTTAATAAAAACACGAGAGAAGGTAGAGGTTTGGCGTTTACTTCGTCGACTGTTAGCGTTGCGAGTACGGCCACGCTTATCAAAGCGGCTAACGTTGACAGGGTCGAGCTCGTGATTAATAACACAGGGGGTGCTTCTGTCTACTTGGGGGGTAGTGGTGTGACGTCGAGTAACGGCTTGGAGCTTAGAGGTGGCGAAACCATCTTTTTGGATACGTCTACCGCCGCGGTTTACGGTATTACGGCTTCCGGAAGTAAGACGGTGAGGTTGGTAGAAGTATGAGCAGGATAAGCGGCACTCCTAGAGATGCTCCGGATGGTTGGATTAAGGATCTCGCTTTGAGTTACGTGAGCGCTACGAGCGTGAGCGTCGGCGTGGGTCTTTGCAGGGACAGCACCGATTTGGTCAATATCGACGTGACTGGTACTCTTACTATCGCTATCACGAGTAGCGGGGCGAACGGCCTCGATACCGGTTCTGAAGCTGCGGATACGTGGTATGCCGTGTTCGTGATCGATGATTCTACTAGGGCTAACAGCCCTGCTGGCCTGCTCTCGGTGAGCGACTCGAGCCCTACTCTTCCTAGCGGTTATGACGTGTTCCGGCGTGTTGGATGGGCGAGAAATGATGGATCGAGTGATTTTTTGGAGTTTAATCAAAGAGGGAATGGGTCAACAAGGAGATGTTGGTATGATGAACTTATTGTTAATGTAAGAGTGTTAAATGCTGGAAATGCCATAAGTTTTACCGATATAGATTTATCTAATTTTGTTCCTTCAACTTCGGAAAACGTTGTTTTCCGTCTTGAGTTTGAGACTGGGTCTTCAGGATCAGCTGGTAATCAATTAAGACTTAGACCTAATGGTTCAACTAAAGCAACGAGCGTGTTTACTTTTAGAGTAGGAATAGTGAGTTCCGTAGAAGGTTTTACCCAAATGGAAATGCCCTGTGATTCTAGTCAATTAATTGAATATAAAGTGAACAGTACGAACAACTCTGCATATGTATATGTTGCGGGTTTTGATGATGAGGTATAGAAAATGGGGTGTAATGGAGTGATAGAAATAGCGACAGGGGATCTTTTGAGAGGTGGTTTTTGCGATTTCGAGAACGATGGAAGTTTTGATTCGGGAACGGAGAGTTACAAGACGGATATACCTCATCCTTGCTTTGTTAGAGGTCAAGAAGACGAAGCCCAGATGCATCGGTGGAACGGTTCGGCGTGGGTGTTGGTGGATCAACCATGACTGATTTGTTGAGGAGCGCGACGAGGATAGTGACGAAGCAGGTAGTCGATAAAGGAGAAGTCCGGCTCGTTCCTCGTAATTTCATGTTAACTGACCTGTTGGTTTCGAATAGCGGTGGGGGTTCGGTGACTGTGCTCGCCCGGGACGATTTGGGGCGCGTGCACGTCGTGGCATCCATCCCAGGAGGGATGACTTGGAGCCATGCGTTCATGGGTGGGTTCGTATTTTGGCGTGAAGCTGAGCTTTTCGCAGTTAAGGAAACCGATATGGGCGTGGTGAACGTCACTGTCGGTTTTGTGAGGATGGGGACTAGTTCCCATTACAGTATTTGGAGGGTTGAATAATGGTTCGTAGTGTAAGGATTAAAGAAGTGCGTTTCGCTGCGCAGACTCCTACTAGTGGGACGAGTGCGACGTTTTATAGTGATCATGCCGTTAATGGTGAGATCTTGAAAGTGGAAGTGCAGACTAACAGTACTGGTAGTGTTTGGATCGGTGCGTCGGGTACGGGTGAGGAGGTTTGGCGTAACAATGCGCCGAGCGGTACCGCCTTGGGCGTGAGTCACCCGTTCGTTTATGGTAATGATCCGACCGACGTTACTGGTAGCCCGTCGGCGGTTTTCAGTCCGGTGATGCAGGATGTCTTGTTTTGGGCTGGTAGCGGATTCGAGGGCGGTAGCGTCACGCATCTCGTGGTGAAGTATAGGTGATGTAAGATGGGATTATGGAATTTGGGGTCGATCGCTGCGGCGGTTTTGGCCCGGACGGATAATGTAAGTACTTTGATTAGTGGGGCGCTTATCCAGATCTCGGATGAGGAGCGTTTGTTTGCTGAGGAGTTCACTGGTTTGGCTATTGGTAGTGTTGGTATCGCTGAGAAGTTCCAGCCTGCTCTTGTGCAGCTCGTTCAGGCTAATACTTTGAACTTGATGCAGTTGACTGGTGGGGATTTCCAGGAGACGAGTTTGGGGGAGTTCACTATTAAGAAGGGCGCGACTGGTAACTTGTCGGCTGCTGCTATGCCTTTGCATCAGGATGCTTTGAACAAGTTGAAAGTTTTGGGTCGTAGGACTAGGTTTACTAGAAGTATAGGAGGTATGTAAAAATGACTAAATGCATATATTATATAGGTTCGCATATGTCTGTGGGTGCTTATGAGGTGAGCGATCGGGTAGTTGAAGGTTTACTCGCGCTTCCTGAATGGAGCGCCACAGACAAAAAAGAAAAGAAAGCCGAGAAGAAGCTGAAAAAGAAAGACTTACCAGTCAAGGGGTGGCTTAAGAAAGATACCATCGCGTGGGCGCACGCACGAGGAGTCACGTTCGCGGATGACGACACCGAGAAAGAGCTCTTACGGAAATGGCTCCGGGCGAACAGGCGACTAGTCCCGAAC